CGGGTTTGTCTGGGTGGTGTGGAGTCGGCGCTGGCCTCGGCGCGAGAAGCGTCGGCGGCAGCGAATAAGAAGGCCGACCAGGCCTCGGCTAACCACGCGGACGCGCTGAAGAAGGAGAAGGTTGCGTCCGACAGCGCGCGGGTTGCGACCGAGGCCCTGGAACAGCGGGTCGCGAAGGCCCCCACCGGGTGGGAGCGCTTCACAACATCGCTGAAGGGCTGGGTGCGCGAGGCCAACAACGTCGAGCGTGAAGCCCGCGACGTGGATTCCTCGCTCGTCCGCGTCGGCTCAGGCGTCTCATCGCTCGGTGGACTCGTCGCTTCCGCGCTCGGCCCGCTCGCGCTCCTGGGCGCGGCCGTCGGCATCGGCGGTTTCGCGTCCGAAGCCATCGAAGCATCTGACGCGACGAACAAGTTCGCGGACACGCTGAGGTTCGCGGGCATCGACGACTCTAAGATCAAGGAGCTGGGAGCCTCCGCTCAGGAGTACGCCGACCGCACGGTCTACGACCTCGCGGACATCCAGGGCATCACGAGCCAGCTCGCGGCCAACGGCGTGGATGGGTTTGATCGCCTCGCCGAAGCCGCCGGAAACCTCAACGCAGTTTCCGGAGGCACGAAAGACACGTACAAGAGTCTCGGGCTGGCTATCGTCCAGGTCAACGGTGCTGGGAAGTTGCAAACCCAGGACTGGAACCAAATCGCCAACGCTATCCCGGGCGCGTCCGGCAAAATCCAGCAGGCTCTGTCCGACATGGGGGCCTACACGGGGAACTTCCGTGAGGCAATGGCGGAGGGCAAGATCTCTGCGGAAGAATTCAACCAGGCGCTTCTGCAGCTCGGTTTTGATGACGTCGCGGTCGCGGCCGCGTCGGACGTATCTCGCATCGAGAACGCGGCCGGGAACCTGCAGGCGACGATTGTCGGCGGCTTCAAGGACATGATCGACCTCGCGAAGCCGCAGCTGACCGACTTCATGAGTTGGCTGTCGGACACGCTCGGCGCTGGCTTCGCGTGGATCAAGGACGTCGGCGTGCCCTCGATCCAGGGAATCTGGGATGTCCTCGCCAACGGGAACTTCTCGGGGCCGATCTTCGGCCTCGAGGAGGACAGCGGCCTAGTCGACTTCCTGTTCAACCTGCGTGATGCTGGCATGGCCGCCTGGGAAATGCTCAAGTCCGGCTGGGACGCAGCAACGAACCTCGCGGCCGCGTTCGCTCCGCTCGCCCGGAGCGTGTGGAACATGGTCAGCGCGTTCGGCGGGGATGGCCCGTCGGTGATTCAGCGAACCGCCGAGGCGCTCAAGAGCGTGTTCGACTGGGTCGGGAAGAACACCGACGTTGTTGCTCCGCTCGTGACTGCGGTCGTCGCTGGCACGGCCGCGTTCAAGGGTATGAGTGCCGCCATGGGCGCCGTGAACGCCGTGAAGGCGGCCGGGGGCTTGCTGCAGTTCGTCAAGGCCACGAACCTCGCGAAGGCCGCGCAGGTCGCGTTCAACTTCGTGATGAACATGAACCCGATCGGCGCGATCGTCACGGCGATCGCCGCGCTCGTTGCGGGCCTCGTTTACTTCTTCACGCAGACGGAGACAGGCCGGAAGGCGTGGGCGGCGATCACGGAGGCGTTCTACAGCTTTGTGGATTGGATCAGCTCGGCGTGGTCATCCGCCATGGAGTCGATCTCCTCGTGGTGGACGGGCACCTGGGAAGGCGTGTCGGGCTTCTTCTCGACCTACGTCGTGCAGCCCATGCAAACGGCATGGGACGCAATCACGGCTGTCTGGGACGGCATCGTCACGGTATTCAAGACCGCGTTCGCGATTATCGTCGGCATTGTCCTGACGCCGATCAAGCTCTACATACAGGCGTGGGTCGCGGTCTTCACGTGGGCGTATGACAACGTCATTAAGCCGGTGTGGGATGCGATCTGCCAGGCGTTCACGTGGGCTTACGAGAGTGTGATCCAGCCGGTGTTCGAGCAGATCGCTAGCACGTGGCAGTGGATCGCGGGGATCGCAACCGAGGTGTTCGGGGGCATCGTCGCATTCCTCGAGGGAGTGTGGGCGTCGATCTCTGAAGGAGTGACGGCCGCGTGGAATCTCATCGTCGCGGGCGTCACCTGGTACATCAACACAGTGTGGAACATCGTCTCCACCGTGTTCACGACAGTCGCTGGCGTCGTCTCCTCGATCTGGAATGGCATCTCCTCCACTGTCTCGGGAGTCTGGGAGTCCATCAAGTCCACGGCGAGCGCAGCCGTCCAGTGGGTCTACGACAGCGTCACGAACGTATTCTCGTCCATGTCGAGCGGCGTATCATCCACCTTCGACGGCATGCGCTCAGCAATCGAGACCGTGTGGAACAAGGTCAAGTCGGTCGCGGCAAAGCCGGTGAACTTCATTATCGATACCGTCTACACCAATGGCCTGAAATCCATGGTGGAAACGGTAGCCTCGAAGATCGGTTTGTCTCTCACGCTCCCGACGGTCCCCAGGATCGCCGAGTACGCAGGAGGCGGTATCGTCCCCGGCTACAGTCCCGGGCACGACACGATCCCGGCGATGCTCTCCCCGGGCGAGGCCATCCTCGTCCCCGAGCTCGTCCGTCAGATCGGCCCGAGTAGGATCATTGCCGCGAACTACGCCGCGTCGAAGCGCCGCCCCGGTGGCAGCCCCGGCAAGGCTCCCACCGGATTCTCCGGAGGAGGCATCGCCCACTTCGCCGGCGGCGGCATCGCCGGATGGTTTGCCGACGCAGCACTCGGCGTCGCAGAATTCTTCCGCGACCCGCTCGGCTCTATTGCGCAGCTCATCACCGAGCCCGTCCGAGGACTCATGAAAGGCATCGCCCCCGGAGTCATCGGCGAGCTCGGCGCAGGTGGCGTCGAGTCCCTCCTCGCAGGAGTCGGATCGTTCTTCAAGAAGAAGGCCGAGGAATCTTCGTCGGCTGGACTCGTGGGCGCCGCGATGCGAGCCGTACAGATGCAGGTCCCTTACGTGTGGGGTGGCTCGGCGATCCCGCCGGGTCTGGACTGCTCGGGCCTCGTGTATTGGGCTGCTCAGCAGCTTGGTCTGGGGTGGCCACGCCTCACGGCAGCTGGGTACCAGTCCGGCTCCACCATGATCCCGTGGACGCAGGCCGCCCCCGGTGACCTGCTGTTCTGGGGAGCACCGGCGCACCATATCGCGATCTACGCCGGCGGCGGCCAGATGATCGAGGAGCCAAAGCCCGGCCTCAACGCCCGGCACATCGGTATCTGGGGGTCTCCGACTGTCGGCCGCTACGGCGGAGCTCGCAAGTACGATCGCGGCGGATGGCTACCCTCGGGAGTCACCGCAGCCGTCAATCAGACGGGCACGAGGGAGGCAATCCTCACGGCCCGACAGTGGGCAGACGTCAGTGCGCTCGCGGCCAGTGGGGCAAACGCGGTGCCGTCGTTCGATGGCGCGCAGGTCAACCTTGTGCTCGACGACGGGCAGGCGTTCCGCGCGCATGTGGAGTCGATCAGCACCGGCGTCCTGGTGCGCCGTAAGCAACTCGCTGGAAGGAGCAGATAGTGGCTCGTGAGAATCTTTGCCGCAATCCGTCGTTCGCGTACTTGCTGCGAGAATGGGTGAAGATCGCTCCGGCCACGGTGAGGATCGGCTCGGATACTGACTCGTGGGGCGGGCACGCTCGCCAGTCTCCGCAGTATCTGGCCATCGACGTGCCGCCCGGCACGCAGGGTCCGGCTGCCGCGCCAACGGCAGTCACTGTCGCCGGAGGGCAGACCGTCGCGATCTCGGCGCTTGTGCGCACGAGTCCTGGCCTCGCGGCTGCTGTATCCCCGGAGTGGACCGTGGGCGGCCGCAGCGTCACGGAGAAGACTCCGGCGCTGTTGGCCGCCAGCGCGGATGAGGTTCGCCCCGTCTGGGCGTTCACGGCCCCATCTGGGGCGACAGCCGTGCGGCTTCGGTTCGAGGCCCGCACGACCTCGGCGGCCGAGCGCGGCACTCTTCCGGGTTGGGTGGACGTCGATGACGGCCTCATCGGCGCGGGCCCACACCC